AACTTTTAAAACAAGGGGTGATAAAATGCAAGATATAACAAAAGACGCAATCGATATAATTGAAAGTGCAAGACTATTGTCTGGGAATAACCAAGATTTATTCAAATTGCATATTAAATATTTTTGTGATAATAATATCGTTATGCAAGAAATAAAAAGATTGTGCAAGATATATAATATTAAATAACAAGATATAACAAGATATAAAACAAGAGGTGATAATATGCAAAAAGTTTACATTGAAACAAAAAACAAAGATTCTAAAATATACGCAATAAAAGACTATGCAACCGGCGCAATTTTACATACATATTTTACAAGTGCACAAGAGGCGCGCAAGTTTATTAAAGATTTAAACTTAAATTATGAAATCATGAAAGGCGCACGTATATCATGAAATATTTTAAAATAGTAAATATTTGCTATCACCGGCGCAATCGGGCGCCGGTTTTATATTATATTATATAATATAAAACTATACGCGTGTGTACATACACGCACGATAGTACCTAACCAATGATAAAATTTCATATATGATAATATTTTTAATACAATAGTAAACATTTTTTATTGACTAATTGATAATTGATTTCACAATTGATAATTGACTATCATATTATAAAATGGTAAATTTTGACAAATATTTTTTTTGTACCACTTTTTTCTGATTATCATATATGAAATCGATTAGAAAAAAGTAAATATTTTTTATTGACTATTGTCGTAATTTAATTATCATATATGAAATTTTTGAGGCGGTTAGAGTATACGCGTATACGCGTACACGTGAGGGGCGTGTACATATGCACGTACGTGCGTACGTGTGTACGCGAGGGAATAGGCCTCTTGCTTGTGTGTGGAATAGTGTAAATGGTATTTGTTAGGGGTATATGGTTAAATTAGTTTAAAGTCGAGTGGGGTGGCGTCCCCCACCTTTCACCCCGCGCAAAAAAATCGCCCCAGCAAAAAAATCGCGCCCGGAAAAAATCCGCCGCCAAAAAAATTCGCCCTGTAAAAACTACTTGACATTAACATCGTTTTATGCTATAATATATGCGAACAAAGAAAGGGAGCGTTAAATGGTATCGACATTAGTAATCAATGTTCGTTGTACATGTGAAGAAGAATACATCTTACTTCAAAAGATTCATCGACTTTATCAAGAAGACGCGATGAGGAAGCGTCTTGCACAGAAATCCGTTTTGACTAAGAAGGACATCGAAGATGCAATCGAAGGAACAGACGCCTAATTGGGAAGAAGCACCTGTCGAAGTAATTGAACCGCAAACGGATGCTGCTTATAAAGTAAATATTTCCAGACTTAAGAACGATGCTGAAAAGGAAATCATTGATACCGGCAATGCTAATCTTATGCCTTTGGTAAACAATATGCAGGTCCAGGGCTTTAAGGAAGACGAGATTAAGGCTGTTGTAGTTGATGTGACGATTAGTGGCGCATTAAGGAACGAGATGGCCGCACCCAGCACCATCTACAGTGCCGGTGACAAAGTATTAAACAATGCCCAAGCGATTGGAAGGGTTTTGGTTGAAAAAGCTGTATCGGGTGACATGCAAGCAATAAGGGAAGTGTTGAACAGGACTGAAGGTCGCGTGCCGCAAACAAATTACAACAAGAACATGTCCGTCAATATAAAAGGCGACGCAAACAGCTTAGCGAATTTAATGAATCAAATAGATAAAAACAAAGGATAAGTGATGGCAAAGCAATATGAAGTTGTAAGAGCTTTTCAAATAGCAGATTTTCCTGGATATTATGTTACCGACAGAGGTGATATATATTCAAGCAACTATGCTAAAACCGGAAGAATAAAGAAATTGACTATTAGCAAAAAGCGAAATGGTTATTTTGGCATTAGTCTTGGCGCTCATAATTATAAACTTGTGCATCGTTTAGTCGCTGAAACATTTATACCAAACCCTAAAGGTTTTTCACAAGTTAATCATAAAAACGGGGATAAGACAGATAATCGTGTAGAAAACTTAGAATGGTGTTCTGCAAAAGAAAACATCCGTCATTCTTATGATGTTCTTCATCGACCAGCGCCTCCGCACCCAACCTTAGGCAAATTTGGTAAAGACAACCCGTTATCAAAGGCGGTATTGCAAATAAAGAACGGGCGGGTGGTTAAAAAGTTTGATGGCATAACTGAAGCAGAAAGACAACCGGTATTGGCCATAGCCATATTTCTCAATGTTGCAACGGAAAACAAATAACCGCCGGTGGTTACGAATGGAGGTTTACCGATGTCTGATAAGGTTATATGTATTTGTCCCAAATGCAAAGAAAGGGCAGAATTTGTAAAAAAATCCAGCATGTGTCGTGCTGGGGATAATGGTTATTTTCAATCTGAGGGTTGGCAATGTTCTAAATGCTTATTCACCCCTTGGGTTTTGCCAAACTTGGAAGTGGAAATCAAGATGACAGGAGAAGACGATGAGTCTACAAGTAATTCGTGATAAAACTTCGGGTTATCCAGATGTAAAAGCGATGTTGGCCCAGATGGAAGATTGGACTCCGGAAGAAAAGTTCTCTAATCAGTTCTGGCGGCTCAACAATCTGTATAAAATCGTTGACAAAAGCTCTAGGGTCGTGACTTTTGTGATGAAGCCCGAGCAAGCCGACCTTTACATTGCCCATCTGAAGCATCCGCGTCATGTGATATGCAAATCGCGTCAGCTTGGATTTTCCACTTTGATTCAGATATTATTTTTAGACTATGCGGTTTTCAATTCAAACGAAAACATCTTTATCATTGCTCAGGATAAGGACGCCGCGTCGGCTATTATGGAAACCAAGATTAAGTTTGCGTATAATAACTTGCCTGCGGAGATAAAGGAAGTCCGTAAGGTAGTTAAATCCAATAGTGATGAGTTTTTATTCAACAACAATTCGAAGATAACGGTTACGGTTTCTGCTCGTTCAGCAACCGCTACCCGCATCCATTCGTCCGAAATGGCGAAATCGTATATTAAAGACCCTGAAAAGACTCACGAGTTTTGGACCGGAACGTTACCGGCCTTGATTCCAGGCGGTACTTGCTTTATTGAATCCACTGCTGAAGGTAGCAGTGGTGACTTTTATGAAGCCTATATGAATAAAGCGATGGATAATCCGCAAGACCCAAATACTTTTATGCGGCATTTCTATTCTTGGTGGAGAAGTCCTGAATTTACGTCTGATACTCCGCCAGCAGGTGGCTTTGATAGCGATTTGAAGAAATATTTCGCTGAATTAGACGAGAAATATGGCATTAAATTGACCGATAGACAAAAGAATTGGTATGCCGCGATGCAACGTGTGCTTCAATTCAAAATGAAACAGGAATATCCGACCCTTGATAAAGAAGCCTTCGAACAAACGAATGAATCTCAAGTCTGGGGAAGACCGCTTGCTTTAATGCGAGCCAATGGAAGAGTGAAGAATACGCCTTATTTGCGTAATTACCCTGCCGTTTGTGCCTTCGATATTGGCCATAGCGACCTTGCAGCTTGTTGGTGTGCTCAATATGTGGATGACGAACCACGTATTTTTGCTTATTTGGAGATTCGAAAGGGCGAAATGTCGTGGTTTTTGGAGAAATTCGCAGCAAGAGGCTACAGTTTCCGCCTTATCGAGCTTCCGCATGACGCTGCCCATGGTTCGTTTAAGGACGGTGACAGAAGTTTGGCTTCTGAGGTGGAAAATTGGGGGTATAATGTGTTTGTAGTACCAAAAACAAAGGACAAATTGAAAGATGTATACGAGACTGGGAAGTTTATACCCGAATGCAGATTTAATGCTGACCCAGAATCCGGAGTACCGGACGGGCTTAAGCGCTTGGAGAACTACCGAAAGAAAAAATCCCCCGATGGCGGGTATCTTATGGACCCAAACCATGACTCCAACGGGAACTGCGATGCCGCGGACGCGTTTCGGTACCTCGCTACCACCTTTGAAATGATTAAGGAAGAACTTTACGAAGAAGATATGGACAAATACCTTGACCGATATGAAGAGCCAAATCGAAACGTTGGCCCAACAGGGTATTAAAATCTTGACAACCGTGCAATAAAATGCTATAATGGCAATATTAGATATTCGAAAGGGGAGTATTATGGCCAAAAATCAACCTGGTGTAAGAATTGAATTTGATGAAGAACCGACCTACGAAGAGATAATGTTTTCGGAAGCAAACGCTAGGGCTTGGCCTAGCTATTTAGCATCTCCAGAAGCTGGAGTAAGAGTTCTTTTAGATAATTACGGCAAATCGGTTTTGTCGGACCCTAAAATGAAAAAATCTTTATTTCGCGATGATAGACTGAATTCTTTATCCGCTGGTTATTTGCAAGGGAGTGACGAACCGTTTATTCCTGATACTGAATATGAAAGATTATTAAATACTTTTGAAATGGCTTTCGAAGGAGAAAAAAATTCTTTAGAACGTGTGAATGATTTGTTAAGACAATCTAAAAGGGCAAGAATTCTTAGAATGAAAAGGTAAATTATGGCCAAAAAACTTAAAATCGAAGAAATTTTATCGAACCCAACAAACGTTGCTCGTTTATTAAACAAGGACCTTTTGGAAAGTTTCTTTGATTATTGTGATGTGCGTTATAAAGACCTTGTTTCTTTACGCACCCCAAGAAACGAAAAATTACGCGAAGCTAACGAAGAAGCTTTGCAGATTTATAAGCCAAAGACTTTTCCTTGGAAAGGTGCAGCTAGCGTAAAATATCCTTTAATCACCAATGCGTGTGTTGATTTTGCTTCACGTATATTTCCAGCGGTTTGGAAAGACGGTGATGTTGCTCAAACAAAATATTATTCTGACAATAAGGACTATGCTGCTGGTGAACGTATTGCTAAATACTTAAACTTTTATCTTGCAGAAAAGATACCGGCTTGGCCTGATAATTTGGACAAACTTACAACAGCTTTGCCAATCAATGGCTTGATGTTGAAGAAAGTTTATTTTGACCCAGAAATAATGTCAGTTCGTTCTGACTTAGTGTTTCCACAAGACTTGTTTGTACCAAACGAAGCATCTTGCTTAAAAGATGCTCCTTTCTATTTTCATCGTTATACCGCAACGCGCCAAAGCATTATCAGCTTGATAAGAAGCGGCGTTTGGTATGCTGACGAAGAAGATTTTCCAGAAGAAGAACAAGCGGGTGAAGCAGTGATAAGCGACGCCACTGTTCGCGTTGAAGACAAACAAACTTCTAGTTTCTCTGATGTCTTTGAAGTTGTGGAAGGTTATATCAACTGGGATTTGGATGGTGATGGTTTTGCAGAACCATATATAGTGACATTTGTGCCAAAAGCCGCAGAAGTTGTGAGAATTGTTCCTAGATATAGTGAAACAAGTATTATTAAAAACGTCGAAGGACAGGTTTACAAAATTATTCCAGACGATTACTTTGTAGAATATCCATTCATGCAATCTCCTGATGGTAGTATGTATGCGTTAGGTATTGGCGAATTGTTGCTTTCTATCAACCAAGCTGTTGATACATCGATTAACCAATTACTTGACGCCGGTACTTTAAACAACACTGGTGGTGGTTGGATTTCTAAATCTATTCGTTTACAACAAGGGCAAAGCACTGTTTCTCCTGGTGAATGGAAAACAGTTAATAGCTTTACTGGTAAATTGGCTGACAATATTTTGCCGAATCCAAAGAGCGAACCAAGCGCAACAACATTTGAATTGTTGAAGACTTTAATTGATGCCGGTGCAAGAATAGCAGGCGCTCAACAAATCACAGACATTCAAATTCCAAGTAATTTATCTGCTACAAGCTCTATGGCAATTATTGAAAACGGCATGACGGGCTTGAAGTCTGTTTATAAACGTTTCCATCGTGCTTTGACACAAGAATTGCGTTTGATATTGGGTTGGATAGCAAAATATCCAGACATAAAAGAATACCAAATGATTACAGGCCAAGGCGCATCTGTTACTGATTTTGAACAATTAGGTTCAATTATTCCTGTATCTGACCCGAACTTGATTACAACAATCAGCAAAGCAACAAAAGCCCAACAACTGCTTGAAATGGCACAGCAACAACTTATCCCGGGTAATGCTGCCGCTATGCAGATATGCGATTACATTGGTATTGACCCATCAACCGTCATACCAAGCGAAATGAGCCCAATGGAAAAGATACAAATGCAACAAGCTATGGAAAACTTGAACCTGACAAAGGCTCAAACTGTACAAGCTTTGGCATTGGCTCTGCGCGCGAAAGACCAAGGTATCGGTGACCTGTATCGTGCTGATACTGAAGGCTTGGCAAGAAGTGCTCGTGCTATGGCTGATATGAAAGTTGCTACGACATTCAGAAAAGCAAAACAGATGGGTGACAAGGTTACAACTGAAGAAGAAGTTGATACGGGTAATCTTGGCAAACAAGTACAAATGCTTGCTGCAGCGATGGGTATCAATTTCAATAACCCTGTAGGAAGCTTACTTGGTGATAAATTGAAACAATCTATCCCAGAAGGTGTTGAAGGCGTAGAAGACACACAACCGAACGATGTAAGCATAGGGTTGAAAGAGACTATTGAGTAAGTGAAAAAAAGGAGCGTAAAAAAATGGTAAATATACTTACTGAAGCCCAATGGGCTGAATGGCGCCTGAGTCCAGTCACTCAGGAATTTCTCAAATACATCAGGATGAAGAAGGAAGATATTGGCCGTCAAAAAATCGACATGATTTCTGGCCCGGCTGAAAATATCAATCCTTATACTTTGTCTGTGATGAATGGTATGGAACAAGCTTGCAATGGTATTTTAAATATGAAGCTTGAAGATATGACGGCTGAATTAAAGCAATTAGAAGACGTCGCTCGTAGCTATCGTCAAATGATGAAAGAAGCTTTGGGGGTAGATTTATGAGTGGTGCTTATGATATGCTGTTGGTTCCTGAAGACCGCATCAATGATATTGAGCCGTTGGACGACCAACTTATTGTTAAGATTCAATTTCCTGAATCAAAGACCAAGGGTGGAATTATTCTTACTGACAACGTTGTAAAACGTGAGTTGGCTGCACGTATTATTGGAAAGGTTTTAAAGTGTGGACCGAATGTAGAATTTTTCGAACCTGGCGATGAGGTTATATTCGCAAAATATTCTGGCACCGTAGTATCAAGACAAGACGATACTGTAGAAGGTGCTAACGATGGATATGAAATCAGAATTATGCAGGAAAAATATGTGATTTCAAAATTAAAGAAAAAGGAGCAATAAATGGATAACGAAAACTTGGATGTACAAATTGAATTTTCTGATGATGAATTATCACCAGATTATGACCCAACACAAGACTTAGGAGGACATGATGACGACGAACAGGAAGAAAAAGGTAATGAAGCGCCAGAATCCAAAGATGGTGGCGATACAAAAGATAAAGCTCCCGAAGGCAATTCCGACGAAGAAAACGCAGACCCAGTCGTTATTGCAAAAACTGACGCAGACTTGGCGGCAGAGTTTGGTTTGGACGAAGATAGCATCAAGTATGCGAAAAATATGGGATGGAGTCCAAAAGAAAATTTTAAAGGAAACCCTAACGATTGGAAAGACCCAAAAACATTCATAGATATTGCAGAACAATCCGCACCAGTCTTACGTGACCGTTTGCGCGAAATGTCGAAAAAGGTTACAGATTTGCAAAAAGCATTTCCTACGATTCTCGAAATGCAAAAACGCGAATTACAAAATCGTGTTGATACATTGGTTGCTTCTAACGAACAACTGCAGAAAGACTTGGAAGAGGCTCATTTAATGGCTGATTCTAAGAAAGCTGTAGAAATTGCTGAAAAGATTTATGAAAATAAATTGAAGAAAGCAATTACTGAAGAAGAAATGAAACACGTAGGCGAAGACAAATCTGCACAAAAGACTGATGGTAATGCTATTGTTCCAGACGGCATCGATGTTGAAAGAGAACGCGCTTGGAGAGACACAATACTTCCAAAGCTTACATTGGAACAACGCGAAATCTATAACGAAGCTGTAAAGTTTGTTACATCACCAATCAATGCGGACCAAACAACAGACCAACGTATTGCTTATATTGAAAGCAAAATCTTTGGACGTAGAGCAACACCTGCCGCAGCACCTGTCGCAAGACCATCTGCTGCTGATGTTACCGGCACCCAACCAACGCGTAAAAACGAATATGAAGGCTGGGATTCTTTAAGCAAGGAAGACAGAGAAGTTGCTATAAGCATTATCTCTGAAACAGATTGGTACCAGAATCGCGATAAAGACGAAAAGTCAAAAGCGATGTGGAACGAATTTAAGAAACAATTTAGAAAATAAAGGAGCGTATTATGGATAATAACGCAGCACAAAACGAAGCAGCAAAAATTGCAGCACAAGCTGCTTTGGAAAAACAATCAGAAGAAGCATATCAAAAAAAGCTGGAAGCTAAGCGCGAAGCTCGTGCTAAAGTTTCCGCTATCGGTTTAGATAATCCGTTTGATATACCAGAAAACATGAAAGACCCAAGATTCCATTACATGATTGTTAATGATTCTCCAGGTCGTGTAAACATGTTTAAGGCTCGTGGTTACGAATTGGTGGTTGACAAGTCTTTAGCTAAATACTTAAACCAAAGCGAAGGCGAACCAATTAAATTTGCTACTGGTATGGCAAATCCTGCTTGGGCATATCTTATGAAAATCGAAAAAGAACTTTTTGAAGAAGATATGGAAGCAGAAAGGGCCGCAGCCGAAGCAAAATTCCAGGCTTTAGGAATTGCTCCTGATGACCTTAAGTTTGCAAAAGACGCTAGCATCGAAGGCGTACATTTGCAAAAAGAAGCTACGCTGTAACGTTTTTTCGACATTTTTTTCCGTTACAGTGTGCACCCAGGGTTTTTGTGTTTTTCCCTGGGTGATTTTTTTTGTTGACTTTTTCTTGTGTTTGTGGCATAATGTATATTGAAAATTGAGTTATCCCTTACCTTGCGGGTTAAATAGGTATGTTTTTTGAGTCACGATAAAAATTCCAAAATTAACTAAACTTTAAGGAGTATACTATGTCTAATGCAACAAAGCAATATGGCTTCGTTCCTTATGGTAGTATGGATTCGAAAGGTTTTGGTGGCGTTCGTGCTTACTACATACCTGCATCCGTATCTGCCGCAGTGGCTGTTGGGGATGTTGTTACCCGCACATTAGGAATGAATGCAAATCCAATTAACGGTATTCCAGCTGGTGTTTTGCCAAACTGCACTGTTGAATCTTCAAGTGTAACAAGCGCAAAAGCTATTACTGGTGTCGTAGTTGGTATTATGCCAGTTAACCCATTCGATACAGTTGCGGACCAAGGCGCAGGCTCAAAAGCTCGTGTTGTTTTCGTAATGGTCGACACAGATTGCACATTCAAAGTATGTGCTGGTTCTGGCGAAACAGTAAACGTTGGCGGAAACGCTGGATTTAACTATACTGCTCCTGCAGGTGGAAAATCTAAAGTAGATTTGGATTCTACAGCAACGACACAAGGTTTGCCATTTAAGGTTGTAGGCGTTGTAACAGACCCTTATGCAACTGATGCTACAGAATATTTGGTCAAGATTAACAACTCTACAGAAATGATGTATGTAGCAGGTATAAATAGCTAAGGAGAATAACTATGACTATGACTTTAGGTTCGTTTCCAAGATTATTGGAACCAGGTATTCGTAGCATTTTTGGGCAAAGCTATCGCGAACACCCACAATACGCTGCGAAAATATTCGAAAAACGTAATTCTGAAAAGAATGCTGAAACATCTGTACAAGTTACAGGTTTTGGTTTAGCACGTCGTAAAGAATCCGGCGCTGAAATAACAATGGACGCAGCAAAACAAGGTTACAGCAACCGTATTGCTCATACTGTTTGGGCTTTGGGTTACCGTATCACAGAAGAAGCTCGTGATGACAATTTGTACAAACAAACAATTAACAAATTGACACCAATGTTGGCTAAATCTATGCGTACAACAAAAGAAATCGTTGCTCATAACATTTTGAATGGCGCTTTCTCTGGTAACACATATGGTGACGGTACATATTTGGTATCTGCATCTCACCCAACAGAATCAGGTAACCAATCCAACATCGCTGCTACAGCTGCAGATATTTCTGACGCTGCATTGCGTGCAATGTATTACCAAATTCGTCAGGCTAAAGACGACAAAAATATTCCAGTTGACTTGGGTATCAAGAACATTATTGCTCCTGTAACCAAAGAATTGGAAATCAAAGAAATCTTGAAATCTGACAAATTGGTTAACACCAACTATAACAACATCAACGTATGGAACAGCAACCTTATCAAAGGCGTTATCTGTTCTCCATATTTGACATCTTCAACTGCATGGTTCTTGCAGACAGATTGTCCAGAAGGCTTGATTGAATACAATCGTAAAGCTTTGACTATTGATGTTGATACAGACTTCTTGACGAAAGACGTTATCGTTACAGCACGTGCTCGTTATTCACACACATGCAACGATTGGCGTTCTATCTACGGAAATGCTGGTGTTTAATACAATAGCGGAAAGGTAGAACTATGGCTCGTAAACCGTACGTCAAAGGCGAATATAAAGTTATGTGCGATATATGCGGCTCCGTACGGTATGCGAGCCAAACTCGTATGAATTGGAAAGGGGAACGTGTTTGTTCAGACACTTGCTGGGAACCACGCAATCCTCAAGAAATGCCGATTATTATACCAAAGGAACAGAGAGTTGTTCCAGACCCTCGTCCTTGGAAACTAAAAGAAGATGTATCTTTAACAGATTGGTCTAAACTGTAGGAGCGTTTTTATGTTAGACAAAGCAAGAAATCACTTGATAGACTGTGCGTTTCGCAAGGCTAATATTACAAGTCTTGAATCTGTGCCAACACAGGCAGAGATAGAAGATGCCGCACACACGCTAAACGTCATGCTTCAATCTTGGAACAATGATGGTTTTCGCTTGTTTAAGATAAAAACGGGTTATATGCCGTTTATTCCTAAAAGAAACGATTACTCTTTGGCTCACGAAGCTTATAAAAGAGTAGAAATGGCAGACGTTTTAGGTTTTGAACGTATAGGTGCAACAAAAATTAAATTAAAAAGCTTATCTAATGTTTCCGCAGGTCAAAAGCTTGTTGTACTTAATAACGTTCTTAGCGAAAACGGAATAACAGACGTTGATTTTGAAGAAGGCTTATTGACCTTATCAAAAGAAGCACAAGTGCCTTTATATGCGGACGATAATGTTTTCTTTGGTTCTAGTTTTTCATTTGCTAAAACAACATTACAGAACTTTGTTAGTCCTTTTCAAACAATTTCTTATAGTGACGAAACTATTAGCCCACAAATTGGCGATGTTTTATTTTTAAATGTTAATTATAACTGGCAACGTTGTATTGTTACTGCGGTAAACACAAATGCTAAAACAGTAACAATGACAGATGAATCTGGAAATAATCTTAGAGGAAATATAACTAACGTATTTATATTCTTTGGTTCTTCTGTGTATAAAACACAACTTGTGGAAAATTATTTAATAGAACCACGTGTTGTGACTGTAAAAGGTTTAGAATATGTACCTGATAATATCGCTATTCTTGGCACGGACAAATTAGGCGATGTTTTAGCTGTAGAATCTGCATCGGTTATTGAAGACGACACAGCAAAAAAACTAAGAATTGTTTTAAAAGCACCTTTGTCTGAAAATATTTTAAAAGATTTGGGCGAAGAACAAATAGAAGCGACTTTAAAATACCCAACATCGTCTTTGTTGAAATGGTCTGATATATCTAGTCAGGTTTCTATTGATGCGCTCGATTGGGGGTCTATAACAGATTCTTCTGATTTAGAAACGGACGATTGGGGAAATATAACAGATGCGGCCACTATGTTGGAAGATTGGGGTACTTTAACAGGCTATGCAAAAATTACTGGTTTTGGCAAAGTTGCTAACGATATGTATGCTACTGTTTATGATAGCGATAATAATATTACATATTTGTTTTATAAAGCGTTTGGTGCAGATTGGGTAAGTGTAGATGTTTCTAGTTATAGTTTAACAAAGTCTACATTGTATATGGCTAATGGGTCTGTGTATTTAGTTGACCCGCTTGCTGGTGTTTATAGTTTATCATCTGGCGAACTAAGCGAAGTTTACACAACTAATGGCGTAGAAAAAATAATATCTTTTGATTCTAAGTTTTATTTAGTTTCGCCGTTATCTCTTATTGGTTTAAGAACAGTAGTCTCCACGATGGATTTTAGCGAATTTTCCGATTCTTGGACAGTAGAATTACCAAGTATTGCTAATCCAGCAGAGTTTTTGAACAAGTTGTATATTGGCACAACTGACACGTATGTAACCGGCGATATGAAATCTGTTAATAATATTAACGTGTATTCAGAAGCGCGCAGCGTTGTTGGTGATAGATTGCTTAATATGAATACAGAACAGTATTGTTCTTTTTCGAAGAACGGTGTAGATTTTATACTAATGCCATTGATGGTATCTAATCAAACAGCGTGGGGATATAAAGACGGTTGTACGTTTATTGCTGTGTACGGCGTGATGATAGATGGGATAGTAGGCACACAAATCTATACCACAAATGATTTTAATCCTGTATGGACGCCACAAGTTAAGGTTGCTGGTAAAGTATTTGATATACAGTTTGACGACCAGTATGCTTATTTCATATCTGATGTAGAAGTTGTTTCTTTGGAATATCGCGATATGGTTGTGGCACACGAAGGGTTAACAATGTTTGGCTTTGGTGAAGTTATAGGCCGTCCACAACAGATAATGAACGTTATAAAATTTGGATTCAGAAACCAAATGCAATTACCAATGAACGCATTGGCATTAAAAGATTTTGTGTTATTGCCTCATGAAGGCTTAGGTGGTGAACCAGTTAATTATTGCTTCTTCCGCGAAGCTGAAGACGGCAAGATGTTAGTTTGGGGAACGCCTAATAAGTTCGGGGAGTATCTGAGGTTCTCGTACGTTGAACCAATTACGCTCCTGGAAGATGCGCGTAGCACCCCAGATTTCCCTGATGAGTATTATGAAGCGGTTGAAGATGGTTTAGCAGCACAATTAGCTATGCAATACGGTGCTCCTGTAGAACGTCAGCAAATATTAGAAGCAAGAGCCAAGGAGAGCAAAGAAAACGCTATATTGCACGATAACGAAGATGTTTCGTATAATATGGCTCCAAACGAAAGGTGGCGCTAATGAATTTACAGTTACCACAACAGACGTATCAATCTCGGTCAAGACCGTTTTCGTCTGAACGTTTGCTTAACATGATTTTTGAACCATCTCCCCAAGCAGCAGGTGCTTATATGCTGATTGGGTCTCCTGGGCTGAAAGAATATTATGATTTGAGTGACCCGAGCAACAATCGTGTTTTGGGCATGATTTATTTATCAGACTGTTTGATATATGTTAACAGGACAGGTATATATGTTGTCTATCGCTCTTCTGACGGACAACTTGTAAATATTACGAGCAAATTATGGACAAGCCTCGTTGGTGTCGACGACGCAAAAAGGCCGAGTAGCAATGTAAAAATGGTAAGCAACGGCCAGACTGTAGTTTTGCTTAATTCGGAAGCTAAAAAATTATTTTACATTGATTTAAAGAGCGAAGATAAGTACATTGCTAGTAGTTGGGAAATCGGTGCTGTGCCCGTTCCTGAAGGTTCTGGTGACGCCAGATATACATCGTTATCGTATATATCAGGTGTATTTATTGCAAGCTGTCAGTTGTCTGGTAATTCTTATATTCAATACACAGATGTTTTAGGTTATGAATTAAAATACGCATTTCAATTAGACACAGCTTTAACCAATTTGGCGGCCCTGGCTTCTAATATGCGTGAATTATGGTGTTTTGGTTCTAATAGCATTGAAGTTGTTGCCCCAACTGGTGAGGTAGGAAATGACTTTTTTGCACATATACAAGGGGCTTATGCAAACAAAGGTTGTGTATGCAAAAATAGCGTAGCTACTTATGAGACTGTATTCTTTTTCTATGGTACAGATGGAAACATTTATGCCGCAGAAAACTATTCTGCTTTAAAACCAATCTCTACTCCAGCATTGATTGACATGATAAAAAGCTGGGGTTCTTTAGAGACACAGGCAGATAAAGACGGCGTGGTAGGTCAAATCTATACACAAGGTGGTCACACATTTTATGTATTAAAGTTTAAAAAGTTTGGAAAGACTTTGGTGTATGATATATCAACATCTTCCTGGTCTGAAAGAGAGACAGGCGATGGCGGTGAGTGGGAAGGCGACCTTATTGTGCGTAGACCAAACGGCGAATTGATTGTATCTAGTGCCACAAGTGATAAGCTTTATATTATGGATTCAAATATTTATACAGATAACGGTGTTCCAATTTGCAGAGAGTTTGTGTTTCCAACATTGCGTACAGAGGGCAAAAAACGCATATTTTTCTATTCTTTGACACTTGATTTAGATGTGGGCTTAGGTCCAGATGATAGAGTAATGCTTAGTTGGTCTGAAGATGGCGGTTATACATGGGTTGCAGAACGTATGATAAAGATGGGCGATTATGGACAATACAAAAAGAAAATACAATTTAGGCGTTTAGGGTCTTCTGCATTGCGTATATTCAAAGTAAGACTCTCTACAGCCAGCATGGTAAACATACTAAGCGCAAGTATAGATGCAGAAGAAGGACTGGTATAATGAAGACAAAAGCGATACCACCTATCCATGTGCCTATCCAAAGACCAGATGGGTCTATGGAATGGGTTTGGTATATGTTTTTACAATGGGTATCAGACAACGCTGGAAAAATAGATTTATCAGATTACTTTACTAAAGAAGAAACAGAAGCGTTGCTTGATGATAAAGTAGACAAAACCACAGACGCTAATAAAATCTATGGAACCGATGAAGACGGCGAACAAACAACGTATGATGTTGGTGGTTTAAGCGTTGCTATTGACGATTTAACAATAACACAAAACGACGATGATGAACTTCAAGCTATTGCAGTAATCGACCAGAATACAGGCATTGCGAAAACCTGGACAGGCACAATGGCGGAATACGAAGCGATTGTAACAAAAGACCCTGAAACCGAATACATTATCATAGACGATATTGGCGGAAGCGCGACAGAAATAGGCGAGATAACAGAAGCTCTGAACAATAAGGTAGACAAAGGGCATCAAGTCATAGAATATCAAGCACCAACCGCTGGAAACAACTATACTTGGTATCGTAAATATGCTGATGGCTGGGTTGAGCAAGGGGGAAAGGTACAATTAAACGGAGGTATTAGTTCTACAAATAAGAGAATAAACTTTTCTATAGCAATGGCAAATACTGATTATTATCGTAACGTCGCACAAGATGCTAACACTGGAAACGTTGTTGTTCAAGAAGGTTGGCAAACTACTACAGGAATGACGGTTGGAACAGTTAATAGTTATGCGACTACTGGTTGGACTATTTGGGAAGTAAAAGGTAGAGCAGCATAGAGGAGGTATAAATGAGTATTTACAAAAATGGAAAACTTGTTGCTGGTGGCAGACAATGTATGCCACTACTCTCTTTTGCGTGGGCAGACCATATTCTTAATGACCCTTCTTGGTTGCGAGCCGACACTTTTTCTTGGCAAAGTGGTGATGTGTATGAAGCGGTGTATCAACATTTAGTTGACGATGCGGAAGGCCTTTCAGGTCAATCCGAAACAATTGCAGGTATAACAGTATGGTTTGTGGTTGCAGCAGACGGGCATAAAATTTGTCCTGCTACCGAAGAAAGTAACGTTGCCGCTATATATAATGCAACTGGTGTGGCGTGGTATTACATTATTGATACGGCGAACACAAGATTCAAACTGCCGAGAACAAAGTTTGGTGTGACGGGTCTTCGTGATACTGTTGGAAAGTATGTGGAAGCAGGGTTGCCGAATATTACAGGAACTTTTGGAAATTCGTGGGCGACCACTTTTGGTATTTTTGAACATACAAGCGGTGTTTTTGGGCAAGCTCAAAAACCGGGTTATTTACCTTCGGGTATGGGTCAAGGAGCTTCGAGTACGAATCCAGCATCAAAAGTCGATTTCAACGCTTCTCGTTCTTCGTCAATCTATGGTAATAGCACAACAGTTCAACCGAAAGCCACGCAGATGTATCTCTACTTCTATGTCGGCAACTTCACACAAACAGCACTGGAAAATACAGCAGGTGTAACAACAGAGGTATTGAATAGCAAAGCAGACACTAATTTTGCCAACACTGATATGATTGACTATGTAGTTGCAAAGCAAAACCCATCATCATCTAATAATTACACTTGGTATCGCAAATATAAATCAGGATGGGTAGAACAAGGGGGGCTAACACGAAACGATGTGTACACATACACCCTACCTATTGCTATGGCAAATACAAATTATTGCGTATATGGAACTTGGAACGGTGGAAAATCTAGTGTTTTTTATCCTTCTGACTGGCGGTGTTTTGCGGCATCTACAACGCAAGTATACATCAATTCAAAAAACGATGGAAATGTGTGTTCGTTTGCTTGGCAAGTCTGTGGTATGGCAGCATAAACATCTTGACTTTTAGGCTAAAAAATAGTATAGTTATAACAAGGAGAAAATTATGGCAACACAAGTTCAAAGAAGACGCGGAACTTCGGCAGATTATACTACTTATAGTTTTGCTGGCGCAAAGGGCGAATTTACGTATGACGAAACATTAAAAACTATTCGTGTACACGACGGAGAAACCGTCGGTGGTTTTCCTTTGGTTAAAGCACCAGCTACTCCAATTACACCAAGCCAAGGTGATGACCCTATTTTTGTTAAAATTAAATATGATTCTCAAGGGTTAATCTTATCCACTACTGTTGTGTCATGGAGCGATTTGTCTAGCCTTGTTTCTGGGCATGTTGTTGAATCAAACGCAGCTATTACACCGGGAACGGCGTGTAAAGTTACTTACGATGCTAAAGGTCTTATAACAGGCTCTTCTTCTTTAACTGTTTCTGATTTGCCATCTATTCCTTTTGCGAAGATTATTGAAAACACAACAGACCCAACACCAAGAAATTTGGCGACTGTTCTTGGTACAAAAATGGATTTAATACCGAATACTGTAATATCGGACGCTACTGGCACTATTGCTTTAGTTCCTGGAAATGTTTACAACATTAAAAATCTACAAGGAAGTATTATTCTTGCTCCACAAACGCCGTCTAGCACAACGTTGCTGAATCAGATTATGGTTCAGATTCAAACAGTTGCTACGGACGACGTAGGTTTTTCAGGCGTAAATTACAACTTTGGTGTAGGTACAGGTGGAATAAGTGAAGCGTTAGCCGAAGGTGGTGTATTTAATTTATATTTCGAATATGACAATAATGTAAGTTCTTGGGTTGTAGGAATCATAAAGAAAACTCTTAGGTCATAAGGAAGACTAATGAGAATATTTAGCCAGGATTTATTTTTTGCTATGCTTAATTCCGGTAGCCAGCGTGTTACCGTTACTATAAATCCGTATTTGATTGACCAGGTTGACAAGTCTTTGCCGGACCAAACTACTACAGTTACATTATCTGCCGATGGTGAAGAAACCGTAACGGGAACAGGGCCACAAACAATTACAGTTAATGCAGGTGTTAATGTTACTTATAGTGTAACAAAGTCCTCTTATTCTGCAATTCAAAATCAGGTTATTACACCTTATTCAAATATTACTAAGAATGTTACGTTGTCTAACATTCCTACAAAGACAGTTACAATAACAACAGTACCAGCAGATGCAGATGTTAAAATAACTTGTACAGAAACAAGTGCTGTAACAAATGCAAAAACAGCATCCGTTGAAGTTGGTTATCATTATACTGTGGAAGTAACAAAGATAGGCTTAACAAAGACAACGGCAAGCTTTTCTTGTTCTGGTGTCGACGAAGAAAACGAACACGAAGTGGTGATGGACGCAACTATAAGTTGGGGAACGGTTACACCATCAACAGCAACAAGAACGATGTCAAGAGATTATACTTACCAAAACCCTGTGATTGATGAGCCTTCTATAAAAGTTCCTTGCACAACACAAATTGTGTATTGGAAAGTAGAATTGCCTGGTTATACAACTAATAGCGGAACAGTAGAACAAGCTGCAGGTGTTGGTTATTTGGTTGATACGGTCGTTCCTACACAGACGTTAGTAATGCAACAATTACACTTTACTGTAAACGTTACGTCTCCGGCAGACGCTGCTGTCTCCGGAACTATTTATAATCCAAATACAGGAATAACTAGAATTATTGTTGGTACGGGAACAACGGTTTTAGATTGTTATATGGACGAAGTTATAAATTACACTGTAAGCAAAACAAATTACACTTCTTATTCGGGTTCTCAAACGATGGGGTCAACAGATTTAGCGACAGATTATATAACATTGGAACAGTCTGTTAATTTTGTCACAATTAGTTGTCTCCCTGCTTCTGGTACTGTTACGCTTTCTATAGATGATGGAGAACCGATAGTAAATCAGGGACAAGTCCAAACAAACGTGCCGATTGGCTCAACTATTACTTATAGTGCAAGTTTTGCCGGAGTTACATCTGAACCAAGAACTTATACGGTTACAGCTGCAACGCCACCATATTCTGATTTAATTGAGTTAGAAGCAGTTAGCTCAAGCGTGGATATTATAACAACTACAACAACAAAGATTCTTGAACCCGGTCACTATTATTTTGTTGCTATTGGTGGCGGGGCTTCTGGACAACGCGCTGGCCCAGGCGGCACCGGAACAATCGCAGGACAAATTGTTAGTTATTATGGTTCTCAAGGAGGATACGGTGGCGGTTCTGGTTATATAACTTACGGTAATTTTGTCCTTACAACAGCTGCAGAAGTGACATTTGCTATAGGTGCGGGTGCAACAGCTCAGTCTAGACCAGGAGACCAACAGTCTGGCGGAGCAACAACTATTACGATTGTGTCTAACGGTTATGTTTTAGGACAGGCAGAAGGAGGAGCAGGCGCAAACGGTGGGTCTGGTGGTGGTGGACGCCCACCAAGATACACGCGTACTGGTGGTTCTACATCTATGGCAGCAAGAGACGGGTCAAACGGGGGATTAGGTGGCGGTAATGGAGCTGACGGATATAACGTTTCTGGTGGTACGGGATATTATAACGCTGTAAAAAATTATGAAAATAACGCTGGTGCAAAAGGAGACCCTGCTACTCCAGGTGGCGGCGGAAGAGGTGTTGTCTCTATTCAGTCGTCTATCACTGTTGAATTTTTACGCACAATGAATGCTGACAAATTGCAAACTTTATATAATTCACTTGGCGGTGGCGGTTCTGGCGGAAGTACAACAGTACACGTTTCTGGCAGTGGTGACGGCCATGGTGGCGGCGGTGGTGCATGGACCGCAGGTTCTGCTGGTAATGTTAATAACGGAAAAGGCGGCGACGGCGCTGTAATAATTGCAAGATATGGATGGGATTGATGAAATATGTTTATACGATTGCGGGAATTTTTATGGTTTTGTTTGGAACTCACATTTATGCGTATAATGAGGGCTATAAGGCTGGCCGCAATAAAGTCGCAGCTGAATTACACGAAGCTACACAAGCACAAGCTATGGAAATTATGCAAGCAAATAAGAAAATACTTGACTTTCAACGCATTATCGGTAATAATAATGATGAGTGCTTTAACAGGGTGTGGCCTGATGAAGTCATCGACGCCAGTAATCCACAGTTGCGTTGATATGACTACGTATGTGAACAACGCCAAAACAGCGGCACAAGTTATTTCTAGGGAGCGTTTATGCGAGATGGCTCGCACAGGACTGTAAGGAGAAATTATGGCTGACGAATTTGACCCATACGCAAAAGGTGTAGAATATCAAATTACGCAAGTTGACCCGACAGACCCAGAAACAAAGGGTAAGGTGTATCAGGTGCATAAAGTAACTGAAGAAGTTGCTGCTTTGCTTGGTGGAAAAACATACCGCGCTAGAATTATTAAAGACCCTGATGAGCCAACGGTTGCTGGAAAAGTTTATCAAGTTACATTTATTGACGACCCAGACGACCCTACTGTAAAAGGTAAGGTCTATAATGCTATTTGTACAGGCGGCTCTGCGATGGTTGTTGTTGGCCCCGCTGTTTCTCCATTAGATTTACCAGACGCTATAGAAGATACGTTACAATACGTAAAAGCATTTGGTGATTGCGAAAGCCGTAATTTGCCAGAAGGCTATCAGGAACTTGAATATATTGAAGGTTTGGACAATACACAGTATATCAACACTGGTATTATCCCGACAACCAATATGAAAATATACGCAAAGTTTTCATTGGTATCAGGTTCATTGAACAACTGGTCACCGTTTGGTTCTAGAAAAACCGCTGGTGGTGATGATGGTTTGCTGTTCTTTGGTGGTGCTTCAGGTAATACAAAAGTTGACCTTAACTGGTTAGATACCGTTGCATCAACAAACAGATGGCGTATAGACAATGTGTCGGCATTGGGTGATGTATATGAATATAAACTTGAAAATTCTTTGGCAGAAGTTGTGAAAAATGGCACAAGTTTAGGCACACACCAATTTACACCAGACGCAACTTGCGACCAACCTATTTATATCAACGGTATGAATAACGCAGGAACACCTTTGGGTCAAACTTCTATGGTGTTCCGTCAATATCGCTTCATAATAGCAGGCATCGCAGATATGCGACCAGCACGCAGATTGAGTGACGGTGTCTTGGGTATGTATGATACAATCCGCAAAAGATTCTTTATAAACGCAGGCACAGGAACATTTATTGCTGGTCGTGATATAGGCGGTGAACCATTGCCAACAGGTTATACTCGTTTGGCTTACATTGAATCAAATGGAACACAATACATTGACACAGGGTTAAAGGTTAATCAAGACACAGAAATTGAAACAGTGTTCCAGAGAACGCAACTTTCTAATTATTTCATATATGGTATAACCACTTCGGGAAATATAGACGCTTGTAGTGCTTATGTGACAGGAGCGGCTGGCGCACACTATTGGCGTTTTGATGATGAATATGTCAATATGCAGGATGTTGGCGGTGTGATTGACACAATGTGGCATCGCACAATACAAAACAAAAACGGTGTAAAACTTGATAGCAATAATATTTTGGCATATACATCTATTGGAACATTTGAAACAACTGCAAACTTACCAGTGTTTTGCAGATATGTTCCAGCGACCAGCGAATACTCAGGTTTTGCTTATATCCGTATCAGTTCATTTGTAATGCGTAAAAACGGCACAGATGTATTGAACCTTGTTCCAGCAAAACGCAACAGCGATAGTGCTATTGGTATGTATGATACAGTAAGCAACACGTTCTTTGCTAATGCTGGCACAGGAACATTTGCTTATGCTGAATACCCAACACCGACAGCACCACAAGACATCTGGTGCAACAACGGTGCTATCAAGGCGGTTCGCCCAGTAGAATACTTGGAATCAACAGGCACACAGTATATTGACACAGGGTATCATCCAAACAATAAAACAAAGGTTGATATAAAGGTAAAACTGCTTGGTCCTGCTAGTTCTAATTATGGCGAATTTTTGAACACAAATGACTCAGATTATAGTTTTGGTTTGCTGCAGTTCCCAATGTATAATGAAAAAGAGATTAGATACAATTATTATATCTACAAAAACTATCAACAAGGGCAACCTAATTCATATATCAGTTGTGTAGCAGCAAGTTCTCTGGTAGATAAAATTGTAAGAATTGTGGCTAATAACCAAATCTTTGTATATGATGAAGATGGAAATGTTTTATGTTCTAACTCTGTTGCACAGACACCTTCTTGGACTTTAACAGATACCTCCAAAATCTTTAAGACAGGAAAAAATAACAGAATATATTATATTAAATTCTACGAAGATGATGTTTTAGTTCGTGATATGATACCAGCACTTGATGCAAACAATGTTCCTTGCTTGTTTGATAAAGTGGAAAGCAAGTGCTATTACAACGCAGGCACAGGTCAATTCATAGCAGGTTATTTGCCAGCAGATTACGAAGAATTGGAATACATACAGGGCTATACTGGAAACAGTAGTGTTGACCCAACAATCAAAGCCGCATACATTGACACAGGGCTTGTATTCACACCAACTGTTAATATGTATTTCAAGGGTGGTATTGGTGGCTATAACAACAACTCTGTGTTGTCTTTCGGTAGCAGACCAACAAATGCTTATTCTGGCTTGTCAACATATATTTCTGGTGCTGATTTTGTGACCGATTGGGGTGGAACAGATGCAACAGGCAGATGGACACTTACACAAGCCACAGTTGCTGGCGATATTGTTGAAATAACAACAAATAACAAGACGATGACCATCAGCAAGAACGGCACAGTCATTGGCACAAATACATTTACTGGCACTGCTACAAACAATTTGAGTTTCTACTTAAATTCACGTCACGATACAGGTGGTGTTCCATCACAGAGCAGCCCATCTATTGGTCGTGTATATCGTTTCACTGTTGCAGGTGTTTGCGATATGATACCAGCACGCAAACTGTCCAATGGTCATATAGGTATGTATGATTTGGTTCGCAGACAATTCTTTGAAAATGCTGGCGAAGGACAATTCACAGCAGGAAAGAAAGCAATACTGCCAGATGGTTATACACAGTTAGAATACATAGAAGGAACAGGCACACAATGGATTGACAGTGGTGTTGCTATTACTGGTGGATGTATTATTGAAGCAAAAGCACAGGTTATTGACGGCCAGTTTTTAATTGGTGCAGCAGTTTCTGGACAAGCAGACACCACAAGATGTAGAGTTTATTTTGATAGTGCAAATAGCAGTTTGTTGGCACAAAAATTAAATGTTTCGGCTACATTAGCACCAATAAACCCAGCCGTTCCATTTGAATTTAGAATGGATACGACAGGAACAAATTTAATATTTACTGTCAATAGTAGTGTTATTTATTCAAATACAAGCACTAGCACAATAGGAGCACAAACAAACAATAGTATCAAGATTGGTTATAACAATGCAACAGGAACTTCTTATAAACAAAGAGTTTATTGGTGCAAATTGTATTCAAATACAAATATGCTCGTAAGATACCTGATTCCAGCCAAACGTAATTCAGACGGTGTGGTCGGTATGTATGATGTTATGAACGATGTGTTCTTGACCAATCAGGGAACTGGCGATTTTGCATACGGTGCTGAAATACCAACAGAAACATTTACTGGCTACTATGTTGACGGTATAATTGAAACACTTGGCACTCGTTCAGCAGACAACAAAAACTTATTTAACGGTGTGTTTGAACAAGGCGGACTTTATCAGGGCAGTTTGGTTGTGGCAGACACTCGTATTAGAACACCTGATTATATCTCATTCCCAGCAGGAACATATACTATATCTTGTGCATCTGCGTATGAAGTATGGATTGAAAAGAATAACGCATCAAGTGTCAACTGGTATAGTTCTTATACATTTACAGCAACATCAACAGACAAATTCAAGATTGCTGTTCGTTCAAAGACAGACCCAGCAACAACAGTTATCAGACCAAACGACCCTGTAAATGTTCAGGTTGAAGCAGGTTCAACAGCCACAGCATACGTGCCATATTTGGATGGTGGTAAAGCAACCTGTGAAAACTTGTTGGGCATTGGTAGCACACAAGATGTTCAAGAAATATTGACAGGCGAAGTCACACGCAAGATTGGTGTATTTGTGCTTACAGGCGAAGAGTGGTGGGAAAAACTTAACTTTACTGGCAAGAGTGTGTTCAGAGCCAAGGTTGTAATACCTGATGACCGTTATTCAAATCCTGAAAACAATATTGGTTTATGTTCACATTTTACAGTGATTCCAACATCGGCTTCTGTTACATCGTTAATGAACGACTTGGAGTTGGCTTGGAACACAAATAGTTTGATGTGCATAAGATACGACAGTATGGCAAACTTAACTGACTTCTTGGCTTTCTTGCGTTCACAATATGATGCAGGAACACCAGTGACTATCGTGTATCCATTAGCAACTGCTAGCACAGAAACGGTTGCTGGACAGACATTGACAGTATCCGCTGGAAACAATACGGCAGAGATTGTTCAGGCAAGCATTGACGATTTGGAACTGGAAGTTAAATACGAAAAGGAGGGTTAAGGTGGAACAATTATTACCAGAAGTTGTAACAGCATTAGTTTCTATAGCGGTGTCTTATGGAGTTATTAAGACAAAAGTTGCTAATATGGAACAGAAGATTGAAAGATTCGATGCAGACCACGACCTCTTAGTCGAAATAAAAACTAAGCTTGACTTACTATTAAACGAACCAAACAAAAGGAGCAAAAAATGACTTGGTTAGCAGAACACTGGGAAGAAATCTTCGCAGTAATAGGTATCGCAGGTACAGCCTGTACCAGCATCGTTAAAGTATTTAGCGGTTGCAAATGGGCTGGTTGGATTGTAAAGATTTGCGATTGGCTTTCTGTTGTAAACACAGAAGAAAACAAAGAAAAAATTGCGAAAGCTACAAAAAAGAAATAAGGAGGTAAGGAAAGATGACGCAGTGTATTTTGAGCGGACTTGAAATAAGAAAAGGATATATGACAAAAGAACATCTAGTTCCAAAAGCAAGAGCCCCAAAATACATAACTAACAATCCCGCGAACATCTTTCCTGCCGATAAGATTATTAACAACCTCAAGGGAGCGTATCTTCCTTGCGAATTTGAGGAAGTTAAATACAGTTTAACTTATCATGCTATTGAGGCATGGAAGTTAAAACCAGCAGACAAAGAGTTTTTACAAAGAACTCTTATAAATTGGGAACATAACTACCATCCTGATTTTTGTGACGTCTGCTTAATTAACTGCAAAAACAGGCAACGATAACCAAAGGAGTAAACTATGCCATGCGGAAAAAAAGGTGGAAAGAAATAAGGAGTATAAAATGGAACAAGAATTCTATATAGGCCAGATATTTGAAGGTTCGTACCCTCCAGAGGCGGCTATCTGGTGTAACGCAAACAATGCGTATATCGAAGTTATAGGCGACCATGTGTACGAAATCAAAGAAGTACCAGCGCCATTACCTCCAACGCATGATGAAGTAGCTCAGGCTCGCGCAGCAGCTTATGCTTCTTTGGTCGACCCTCTTCATTCACGCAAAATGCGTAAAACCATTTTAGACGAATGGTTTGAAGAAGAAGAGGCAGAATATATCGAAGAAGTTAAGGAATTGTCAGCAAAGATTGCTGAATTGCATCCTTATCCAGAAGATATGATAGAAAAACCTGCCGAAGTCGAAGAAAGCGCAACTGATGAT